AAGCGGGCGTGGGCACCGTTGCCTTCGCCTGGGACCAGCACAACGGTCTGGCTTTTCCGGTGGACTACCTGCCCTACGAAGAACCTATGGACGGGTTCTTTGGCTGCAAGCGTGACAACACGCCTGTCCGTTGGCTGCTGAAACAGTTCTTCTGCACCTACAAGGGCAAGCTGATCTTCCACAACGCTGCCTATGACGTGAAGGTCTTGATCGCCACGCTGTGGATGAAAGATCTGCTCGACACAGCTGGCTTGTTGGACGGCCTGGAGATTCTCACCAAGTGCTGGGATGACACCAAGATCATCACGTACCTGGCTGTCAACTCCACTGCTGGCAACACCTTGGGCCTGAAACACCAGGCTCACGAGTTTGCAGGCAACTGGGCTGAAGACGAGATCAAGGACATCCGAAAGATTCCTCTTCCCAAGTTGCTGACCTACAACCTGGTCGACGCTCTGTCCACCTGGTACGTCCATGGCAAGCACCATCCAACCATGGTGGCAGACCAGCAGCAGAAGCTCTACGACGAGCTGATGATGCCCAGCCAGAAGCTCATCATCCAGATGGAGCTCACTGGCCTGCCAATGAACGCAGCCAGGATCCAAAAGGTCAAGGCTGAGCTTCAAGCCATGGAGGCCGATCACCTCAAGGTGATCGAAGGCAGCCCGCTGATCCAGGCAATGAACCTGCACGTGCAGACCAAAGCTATGCAGGCAGCCAACGCCAAGCTGAAGGTCAAGCAGCACCCGCTGGAGAAGTTCAAAGATCTGCAGTTCAACCCGAACTCTGGTCCCCAACTCCAGGTGCTGCTGTACGAGCACATGGGCTTGCCTGTGCTGGATCTGACTGACACCAAGCAGCCTTCTACAGGCGCAGACACGCTCGAAAAGCTGATCAACCACACAGAAGATCCAGCCCAGAAAGCCTTGCTCTCAGCGCTCATCAGCCACGGCAAGGTAGCCAAGATCCTGAGCACCTTCATCCCTGCCTTCGAGGGGGCCATCGTCAAAGCCAAAGACGGGATCGTCTGGCTTCACGGCAGCTTCAACCTCGGCGGCACGGTGTCAGGTAGGTTGAGTTCATCTGACCCCAACCTGCAGAACATCCCAGCTGGATCCATCTTCGGCAAGCTCATCAAGAGCTTGTTCATGGGGCCACCTGGCTGGCTGTTCTGCGGTGCCGATTTCAACTCACTTGAGGACTACATCAGTGCGCTGACAACCAAAGATCCCAACAAGCTGAACGTCTACATCAAAGGCTTCGACGGTCACTGCCTGCGGGCTGCGTACTACTTCCGAGATCAACTGGGGCACATCGACCTGGAAGATCCGAAGTCGGTCAACCAGATCAAGAAGACGCACCCTGAGCTTCGTCAGGACAGCAAGGCACCAACCTTCTTGCTCACATACGGTGGCACTTACCACGGAATGATGAGCAACCTGGGCTGGGAGAAAGAGAAATCCCAAGCCATAGAAGCCAACTACCACGAGCTCTACAAGGTCAGTGATGCCTACGTTCAGTCCAGGCTTCAGCAGGCCTCCAAAGATGGCTTCGTGGCCGTGGCCTTTGGGCTGCGAGTCCGAACTCCCCTGCTCAAACAGGTCGTGTTCGGATCCAAGCACATGCCCTACGAAGCTGCTGCTGAAGGTCGAACAGCAGGCAATGCTCTTGGCCAGTCTTACGGGCTGCTCAATAACAGAGCTGCAGTTGACTTCTGGCGAAAAGTCTGGGCTTCGCCTTACCGCCTCGACATCCTCCCTTGTGCCCTGATTCACGACGCCATCTACCCGATCATCCGGGACAACGTGGAAGTCGTGGCTTGGGCCAACCGGGAGCTCATCGCCAGCATGCGCTGGCAAGAGCTGCCCGAAATCCAGCATGACACCGTGAAGCTCGGTGCTGCGCTGGATGTCTTCTGGCCCGACTGGGCTCATCCAACCACGCTTCCCAACGACGCCAGACCTGAAGAGATCCTGAAGGTGTGCCGCGAAGCCAAAGAAGCACTCACTTCCCCAACCAAGAACCCATGAAGAACTACATCGCTTTCGTCAACGACCACTCTGGCTCGATGGGCCACCTGGCTCGCGGTGCCATCTCCGACTACAACACGCAGATCAATGCCATCAAGGACGCTTCGAGCCGCGAGATGCTCGACACCGTCGTTTCGGTGGCTGAAGCAGGCGGAGACGCCCGAGTCACGGTGATGGTCAGCAACCCGCACGTGCTGCGCCCGGTCACGAGCTGGCAAGCTAAAGGTGGCACTCCGCTGTACGACGCTGTCGGCCACATGATGGCCATGCTGCTGACCCTGCCCGACGCCCAGAAGCAGGACGTGTCGTTCCTGGTCATCGTCACCACCGATGGTGAAGAGACCGGCAGCCCGACCTACCCGCATGCGCGTCTGAGGGCCATGATCAAGGAAGCCATGAAGACCGGGCGTTGGTCTTTTGTGTTCCGCGTGCCTACCAGCATCCGCAGCAGCACCATGAACGAGATCCTCGATCTGGGCATCCCCGAAGGCAACATCCAGAAGTGGGAAACCACACTCACCGGACTGGCTGAGTCGACCAAGAAAAACACCGCAGCGGTGGACGCGTACTTCACTCAGCGTTCGGCAGGTGTGCGTGCAACCAGCGCTTTCTACGCCGACGCCTCCAAGGTGGACATCACCGCTCTGGAAGACATCAGCGGCAAGGTCAGCCTGTACGTGGTGCCCCAGGAAGACAACGGCATCGAAATCCGCCCGTTCATCCTGAAGCACCGCATGGAGCATCTGAAGGGTTCGGCCTTCTACCAACTGACAAAAACCGAAGCCAGGGTCCAGCACGACAAGCTGATCCTGGTTCGTGATCGTGCCAGCGGCAAGATCTTCTCGGGCAAGCAAGCTCGCTCGATGATCGGCTTGCCGACTGACCGCAACGCGCGCCTGCATCCCGGTGACCACAAGAACTTCGACCTGTTCATCCAGAGCAACTCGGTGAACCGCAAGCTGGTCGGCGGCACGGGTGTCGTCTACTGGAAGGAGATCGGTGTCCCGTTCACGGAAGCCGACTTGGCCTACCTGCAGCCGAAGCCCACGCCTGCTCCGCAGGCTCCTGCGGTGGTGGTGCTGCCGGCTGTGCCAGTGTCGACGGCACCGACCAAGAGCCCGATCCCGGTGACTCCCCGCAAGCCGGCAGAAGAGTACTTCGCCACCCGCGAAGAAGCTCGCCTGTACGCAGCCAGTATCGGCAAGGTGCAGTCGGCCATCGTGAACCGTGGGCCTGCTGTGCCCCGTGAGCGCCGCTGGGCTGTGCCGGCCTAAGCAAGCCATGTAGGGCAGTCGCACCCTTGATAACCGCAAATATCAAGGTAGGCGATTTGCCCCTACGAAACCCCTCCCAAGCCCCTTCACCGGGGCTTTTTTCATTCCTGACCATGATCACTTTCAAGACCCGTGTGCAGGGCATTCCCTGCGTGTGCCAGGTCAACTCGTTTGACCGTGGCGAACCCGTCTTCCTGGGCTACAGCCCTGACGGAGCAGAAGAAGCCATAGCCGCTGAGATGGATCTCACCGTCTGCGATCGACGTGGCCGCCCTGCCCCGTGGCTTGAAGCCAAGATGAAAGAGAAGGACTGGTTCGAACTCGTCAGCGAAGCTGGCGTCGCCATCGAAGCCGAAGAACGTGCCCTGGCTGTGCCTGGGGACGACTGGGACTACTGATGAGCTGGCGGGAACTCAGCCTGTCTTGCCGCGATGGGCGCAAGGCACTCAAAGATTTGAAGCTCAGTGGCCAACGTCCACTGGGCAAAGGCACCTTCTGCAACGTCTACCAGTGGCGAGACCCCAGCCAGGTGCTGAAGATCACTGTGGACTCGGTGGCCTACGAAGGCATCCGAGACTACTTCCACAGCACGGCTCTTCCCAAGATCATCGAGAACCTCGGGATCATTGGAGAGCAGCAAGATGGCAGAAGCATCTTTGCTTTTGTCACGAAAAAGCTGCTGCCAGTAAGGCTAGGCAGCCTAGCGCATAAACGGCAGCAAGAGATCTGTAATCTCACTTGTGGTTCTAAGAACTTTCGCAACTTCAACGACGCTTACTACTTCTGTGATCAGCTGAGCTCCCTTGAAGAGCTTCTCACAGAAGAACAGCAAGTGTTCTCCAACCTGGCTCAGATGGCCAGCAACGGCCTTCACTTCACTCTGGACATCCATAAACACAACTTCATGGTAGATCCAGACAGCAAAGCGCTGATCTTCAACGATCCAGTGGCAGATGCCAACTACATATGAACACACACCAAGTACTCATTACTCTCAGCATCAAGGCGGAGTCTCTTGAACACGCTGAAGGCATCGCTGAAGGAGCTGCAGAGCACCTACTGGAGACGTTCAACGATGACGGCAGCCTCCAAGAAGCGAGTAGCTGCAGGCTTGCTGCTGAAGCCGTATCTCAGTGGCGTGCAAAGGGAACCGGGCCGGTGGCGGAATGGATGCAATCGCCTGTCGGCAACTATCCGATGCTTGTGTGGCATTCAAGCTACATCGCAGAAGTAGGGGCCAAGCTCTACGCCCACCCGCCCGCACAAGAGCAGCAAAGCGCAATCTCGCCTAAGGATTGCGTCTGGGCTCGCAACGGGCATCAGGTGTGTCCTTCAGCAGCGCCCGCACAAGAGCATCCCAACCTAGCGTGCAAGTCAGTGCAAAAGCGCCTTGCTACGCAGTGGGGCTACGTGCCCGCACAAGATCGGCCGCTGACGCCACCGGAGCGGATGCCGCAATACATCCGCGACGAGTTGCCTGATGAACTGGCAGCCCATCGTTTGCAGGCGTGGGCAGATGCGCGCGTGGCCGCAGAGCGCGAGCGGTGCGCTGTTGCTGCCTGGACAGTGACCACGATCCACGCGCCTTTCGTCAAGTCCGCTTTGCGCGCGCAAGCTGTCGCGCAAAAGCAAGGCAAGCCGGCCTACGTGGTGCTTGGCTGCAAGGCGCAGGTTTATGGCCGCTTCCCCGGTGTGTGGTGCCATCGAGTGCATGCAGACGGTCGCGTCGATTGCTGCGTGATTGAAGCATGAACGACAAAAGCAAAGGGGGGGCGCCCCCCCGCACCACCCGGCCTGCGCCGCGTCAACGTCCCGCTACGCCTGCCCACATGGCTAGTGCAGTGGATGGCAGAGCAGCCCGAGACGCCTGCGGAGTTGATCGAAGCCGCGCTGCTGAAGGCGCACAAGCTGCGCCCGCCGCGTGCGCCCTAACGTTCGAGCTAAGCCGCCCAGCGCGGCGCAAAGGAAGACCGATGACTGAGAAGCTACCGAGTGCAGACGACGCCACCCACCGCGATGGGTCGCGCTTGAGCGAGGGGTTAGGCCCGTTGGTGGTGAGCCCGTGCCTTGCCTGCCCGACACCTGGCCTATGCACCAACGTTGATAGATGCGTGACACCGAAACCCGGCGAAACGTGGCACATCCTGCGTAATGGCGCGACGGTATGCGTGACGCTGACGATTGCAGAGATCACGCAGCGCACCGTGCTTTTTGAACCGACGCTGTTTAGCGCTTACGGTGATCGTGTACCCCTCGGCATGGGCCTGCGCTTCATCGAGCGGGTATGCGGGCCTAACGTTGGAGCTAAGGCGCCGACGTAGGGCCGCAGGCCCGTAGGAGGTCGCCCTTGAGCGACCAGTTAGGCCACTGTTTCCGAAGCGAGAGGACCAAGGCATGCAAACACTGAACGACCTGATAACCGCCGCGATGCAACTGGCCGGCACTGAAGGCCAGGTGAGCCACGGCGCGAGGCTATGGCAAATCGAGGGCGGCAGACGCTGCCCGCTGGATTGGGACAACTGCTCGCAGGCTGTGTACGTGGACCTGAAAACTGGCGAGTACGACTACGGCGAGCCGGGCGGGCCAGGACACGCTGACTGCGTGCGCCACTGCCCGCACGGCATGGAGCCGCCGCCGCCCGACGAAGATGAAGAGCGCGTAGAGGATGGCGGCGACGGGCCGGAAGAGTACGGCCCCACACCGATGCAGCCGCACGCCTACGGGCTGCTGTAGTGGCCTAACGTGCGAGCTAACCCCGACAAGGAGGCGAGACCATGAAACACGAAGCGAACCAAAGCCCCAACGCCGACGCAGGTCGGGGGCTGAGCGAGGGGGTTAGGCCCACGCACTGGATGGACGACCGGGGGCTTGTTGTCAGCGACGAATGGCTGCAAAGCGACAAGGCGACGAGCGATTACCGCGATACCTACACGACGCCCGCCAAGATGACGCGCGCTGGCGTGCGCCCGCTGCACCCGTGCAGAACTTGCAGCGGCACTGGCGATCTGGACGATGGCGACCCTTGCCACGATTGCGGCGGCAGTGGCGGGCTGACCAAGCCGGCCGGGGCCTAACGTTTGAGCTAAGCCGGCACTGCCGGCACAGGAGTTGAAATGACCACAGAAAGTACGCCGGCAGTGCTCGGCTTGAGCGAGGGGTTAGGCCTCGACCGCGAAAGGCTAGCAGACGATGCTATGCGCCGAAGGGCAGAAAGGTTTGCCCACAGAAACCATAAAAGGTTCGCTGTTGATTGGATTGGAGAGGCAACGCAGAACACCCGGATTGTGTCGGCCGACACTCCGCGCGAAGCGGCTGTTATCGTGGCTGGCGTTGATTGGGCAAAGATAGGGCCGCCCAAATGGAGCAGCAATCCAACATACGCGGGCACATACCTTGTCAACTGCTACGAGGTGGATGGTTGTTTCGGGCGTCAAATGATCGTGACTGAAGAGGCCTAACGTGGGAGCTACGGCCGACGCAAGCCACAGAGACAACGTGACCGCCGTTTGCGGTCGGCGCTTGAGCGAAGGGTTAGGCGCTGGTGACGGAGCGAAGAGGCCGACCGCGCTGCTTGACTGGAGCCTGCATGTTGACTGCCCGAAGTGCGGGGAGAGCAACGACCTGGCCCGCGCACAGCACGACTGCGAGCACGACATTGCGCGCCGCATCTTCACGAACGACTGGGACAAGCTCGAAGGCTGGGAGGTGACGTGCGAGCACTGCGAACACGAGTTCACCATTGAGCGCGTCGAATACTGATGGCGCCTAACGGCCGAACTAACCCGGCCCGCTTTAGCGGGTCCGGGGCTCAGTGAAGGGTTAGCCAGCACCCGCGAAACGCTGGCAAGGAACACGGAGAGAGCAATGGACTTGCACGGACAGATCATGAACTTGCGAGAGCGCCAAGTGCCGGCCGGCATGGACTTTTACATGCTGGGCCACCGGGACGCCCGCCACGCTGCGGCAGAGCTTGCGCTGAAGGCGGATGCCAAGCGTGATGAGCTGCTTGCGTTGCTGAGTAAAGCGCTGACAGGGATGCTTGACCGTTACACCGGTCTGGTGAATTGCGGCGAATGCGGCAACTGGGATCCAGAGACAGAGGAATGCGTACAAGCAGCCCGCGCAGCCCTTGCCACTCTGAAAAGCCAGTAAGAAGAAAAACAGGCTACGGTGCCTGCCTGTCCAAAGGCACCAAACCAAGAAAGTGAAACATGAAACTCATGGCGATCCTCGCAGTGCTTTGCGCACTGTTCCTCGCCGCTTGCGGTGAAGAGAAAGTGTCGTTCGACACCCTCGAACTGCAGCGCTCCGTGGCCAACGACAACGCCCGCTACAACGCCCAGAAGTGGCGGGCCGAGAACGGATTCGAGACGCTGAACATCCTGGGCCGAGGCGACTCGACGCAGCAAGCCAACTGCCCTCAAGGCGACGGCTGGGCCAGCGTCGACCTGATCGACCCCAAGACCAAGGCAGCACAAGTTCAACTGAAGTGCAGCACCGTCAGCGGTGCAGTCGGCTGCTACAAGGCCGAGGACTTCAAGGGGCGCACCGTCCTTAGCACGCAAGAGAACCGCTGCAACGCAGAGATCCCCAAGACCCTCAAGAAGATCGAGGGCTAAGCCAGTGGTTTGAACCTACCTGGGTTCAAACCACCTCAACCTGAGCCAGTTCATGCAAGTCAAACAACGAGCCATTCACCAAGCCGTCACCCTGCTCCAAGCCAGCGGAGCTCAGTTCGCAGTGCTCTACGAAGGCCAGACCTTTGGCAACGCCAAACTGGCTCAGCCTGAGCCTGAAAAGCCTCTTCGCAGCCGTGGCCCTGTCCAGTTCCGCTGGGCAGATGTCTACCTGAGCTTCCTGGACACCTGCAAGCCAGGCGATGTCTTCACTCACCAAGTCAAAACCGCAGACGAAGCCGCCTCTCTTCGTGCTTCGCTGTCCAGTCGCATGTCTAAGCGCTACGGCAACGGCAGCTACCTCTGCACCAGCGAAAAAGAGCTGAACGGTTTCACCGTACAAGTGCTCTTTGTCGAGAACCTGAAAGCCAACCATGTCAGTTGAACTCGCAGAACACATCGCTTGCAAGTTTCACGCAAAGCAAATGTACGGCGACAGGACGTACTACTGCCACTTGCGAGAAGTGAAAGACAGCGTCCTAGACGCTACTGCTTTCAAAGAGCCTCTCGATGACCTGCTTCAAGTGGCCTGGCTGCACGACATCCTGGAAGACACCAAGATGCTCAAAGAGACTCTGGCAGTGCTCTTCAACGCAAGCGTAGTAGCAGCAGTCGTTGCCATGACTCGCATCCCTGGTGAAGACCGGATTGCGTACCTGGATCGCTGCAAAGCCAACTCCATAGCACGCATCGTGAAGATCCACGACTCTCTGTGCAACCTGCGAGCCAGTGTCATGCGCTTCGACCAAGCCAGGATCCGCAAGTACACCGAGCAGATCAACTACTTGGCGAGTTGAAGTAGGTTCAACCTACTCCAAGCTCCTTCAACCTCTTCACCACTGCTTCTTCCAAAGCCCGCAAAGCAAACGTCTGCATGCTGTCGCCCAACGTATGGTTGGCAGCGTACTCAAACTGCTTGTGCAGCTTCTCTGGTATGCGCAACCCAAAGTGAATCTTCACCTTGGGATGTGCATTCAACCAGGGCAAGGGATCAGCAGAAGACACCTGAACCACTTCGGGTTTCTTCTCCTGCTTCTCTTCCTTCAACGGCCCTGCTTCAGCCGCTGGCTCGAGCTGCAGGGGCGAAGCCCCTGTGCGCTCGACCAGCTCCTGGCGCAGTGCCATGGGGTTCACAAAGCCACTCTTCTTCATGCCCATGCCTCCTGAGCCAAAGCATCAAGCTCAGCCACAGCACGAGGATCAGCTGGGGCCATCTCCATCACTGCCATGCCTGTCCTGGCACAGTTCGAGAAGGCCTTCCGGCTGTGCAAGACAGTCTTGACCAACCGGTAGTTGGGAACCGTCTCAGAGATCGCATCCTGGGCTGCAAAGGCGTCCACATCACCATCGTTGGTGAGAGCCTGGTTCAGCACCACCAGTGCGTCCAGTTCTGGATTCATAGACCTGGCAAGTCCAACAAGCTCAGCCATGTTGCCCAGCGAGTTCAAGTCGAACTGGCCTGGTTTGGCTGGGGTCAAGCACCGCTGCGACACCACCAAGGCACCGTGCAGCCCTGGGTCGTTGGCCCCTCTCCCGTCGATGACGATGTCGTCGTACAAGGGGGCAAACATCTTGACCTGGCTGGAGACCATCTCTCCGTCCAGCACAGCACAGGTGACACCAGGCTCAAGCTCTGCGTGCATGCGTAGAGCCACCCAGGAGGACGCTGACGCCTGTTTCTTGTCGGCATCAATCAGAAGCACCCTGCGCCCCTGTCGAGCCCTCCAAACGACCAGGTTGATAGCCAACGTGGTCTTCCCTACCCCACCCTTCTCAGCTGCCAAAGCCAAGATCATCTCGCACCCCTGTAGTTGTACTGGGGGCGTAGTGTAGGCCTGCCTCAAACCGGGTCAAGACAACCCATCTGAAGTGAATCCAGGTGGTTTGAACCTACCCTAAGTGATGCGGGCTGCACCCAAACGAACTCAACCTAGTTGAACTCGTCTCGATGCAGCCCACGTCACTTCGCTTCAGCCAGATCCAAGCCGGTTGACTCAGCACTAGCTGGTGTCAGGTGGTTTGAAGTAGGGCCAACCCATCTCAGGCTGAAGGGGTGAAGTCGTCCATCGGATCGTCGTAGAAGATGCCAGGGATCAACGGGGTGCCGTTGCGTCGCTTCGCAGCTTCCACCTTGTCCCAGCCTTCACGACACTCGCCATCGCAGAACCTGCGAGGCGGGAGTAGGGCAGCACTGCAGTAGTGGCACTGACCCGAGTAGACCGGCCCTCGGTTGGTACTGGCACTCGCTTGGGCAATAGCAGCTTCTCGCTGCACCAGCTCCAGCTCTTGGGCTCGGTCAAACTCGTCCATGGGGTCTCAGCGTTCCTGGCGGATCAGGTCGACAGCACCGATGGCAGCACCGACAGCCGTGCCGATCTGCGGCAGCAGTTCCGGACTCACGTTGACGCCGGCCACACCAGCCAGCAGAGCCAGGCCCTTCCAGGTCGACGGCTCGCGCAGTCGGGCAAGGATCCATTCTTTCATCTCGTTCTCCTTGTTTGAAGCCATCTGGCTTCGTTCCACCTCAAGTAAGTTGAGACCACCTCAACCTACCTAGATTCGTTTGAAGTAGGTTCAACCTACCCCATCAAGCCAAGGTGTCCATGACCGCCTTGTAGTGAGCCATCCGATCGTCATGGCCCAAGCGGGCAGGGCCGTTGATAGAACGAGTCACCAGACCGTACTGGTGCGTGTCCACAAGCTCGTTGCAGCCAGCCTTGTGCCAGAACCAGGCTGCAGTGAGCACTGCGTCGGACACTTCACCCACCAGCTCAGGCTGATCGAGGTAAGGGCGGTTCAGCGCTTCCTGGGCTTCTTTGTAGTTGTCCCGGAAGGTGAGCTGAAACAACCCACGACCACGGTACTTCCAGCCGTCACCAGAGGCCTCATCACCATTGCCCATCCGGTTGGCGTAGACCCGGTTCGCCAGCTTTTGAGGGTTCTTGGTGAAGCTCTGAGCCTCGTTCAAGTTCTTGATGCGGCTCGGGAACACTGCCACCAAGCGGTCAGGAGTCGTGTAGTACAGGTTCTCCTGCATCGACTGGAACTTGTTGCTCTCATGAGCAGCGTTGGCCAGGAATAGGCTGATCCGCTGAGCGGTGTCGATCTGAAACAGAGCGCAAGCAGCCTTGGTAGGCTCCAGAAGCTCTTTGGCTTTGGTGGGCGAAGCACCAGCCGCACGAAGGGCAGCCAAAGTAACCTGGGCAATCTGCTTGGGCATATTCAGAGAATCTCCGGAGTCTTGGTTTGATCGGGGGTTTCGCAGACACACTGCTTGGCTTTTCTTCGCTCCAGAAATTTCTGCACCGTTGGGGTTTCGTAAATCCGAATCAGACCCCACACGATACTGACCAGAGCAGCCAGAGGGGGGAGCCATGCTGCCAAGGTGGCGAGCACCGTGGTCAGGCTCAGTAGATCAGCAGCTTGCTTCAGGTTTTCTGTGTTGTGCGCAGACATCGTTCAGCGCTTTCCGAAAACCAGTTGAGCAGAGTAGGGGAGGGCCATCGGAGTATTCCTTGCAGTATCCCAAGCAAGCACTCGGGCCGTGAATCAAACTGGTATTGAATATACCAGACCCCTATTTTGAAGGTCAACAAGATATTCAGTATCTGCCCACACACAAAATACCCCTCACCGTTGAACCAGGTGAGGTATCGGCCCAAGAGTGATGCTTTCGCCAAGCTGACGGTTCAACAGTGATGCCGGCACAGTCCAACAGTGATGGTCCTAGAGAAGAGGTAACTCTCTCTAACTGGGACAACTTGCTCACCTTTGAACCAGGTGCAACAGTGATGCCTGTGGATAAGTGACCGCAACCATCACTCTTGAGCTAAGAAAAACCAAATACCGCTGTCCAGAAGGGCAGGGTGCCTAGTTCATCACTGTTGGACTAGGGAGCATCACTCTTAGGCTGTGGACTTCTGACCAAAGCTGCTTCACGATCGGTCTCCCACACCTCACACACGCCCCCATGGTCCCCAGGCATAGCTCAACAGTGATGGCGACAGCCACCCAGCTACCTATGTGGCCGGAAGAGATGCGTGGGCTGCCCAATGCATTTGCTCGATCGGCCCTGTTCACCGTGGCCAACACCCGCAAGGGAGCCCGAGAGAACTTCAAGCGCAAGCAGATCGCCTCAGTGAATGGCATCACCATCAGCTACACAGGCGAAGAGCTGCGGCAAGACGACGAAGATGTCTTCTTGCAGATCCTGCACATCAGCCGGTTCTACGAGCTGGGCACCTTTGTCCAGTTCACGGCCTACTCGATGCTGAAAGAGCTGGGCTGGACAACCAACTCAGCCTCGTACAAGCGGCTTATCGACTGCCTGGATCGGCTCAAGGCCACTTCCATCACCGTTACGCTAGATCTTCCCAGCGGAGTCCAACGAGGCTACGCTGGCTCTTTGATTCGAGCCTTCCGGTGGAAGCAAGAAGCTGAAGACGCTCCGCTTCGTCAGTGGCAGATCCTCTTGGAAAAAGAGATCGTGTCGCTCTTCGGGCCTACCGACTACTCTCGACTTGAGTGGAGAACCCGGCTGCAGCTACCGCCCTTGGCAAAGTGGCTGCACAGTTTCTACTACACCCACCGAGAACCAGTTCCATACTCAGTGGCTAAGCTGAAGACTCTGACTGGTTCAGAGATCAAGCAGCTGTACCAGTTTCGCTACAAGCTCAAGCAAGCCCTGGAGCTGCTAGTTGAAAAGCAGTTCTTCACAACTGCGCATATCGACAGCAGATCTGACTTGGTTTTCGTAGAGAGAAACCTAAGGAGAATGTCGACATGAATGTCGTCGTTGGAACTGAGTACTCAAAGCAGCAAGTAGCAGAGTTCAACCAGCTACTTCAGAAAGCCAAAGAAGTTCACCACAACGGCCAAGACGCTTGGTATCCCATGTCCACTGGAGAGCGCCTGGCTGTGGCGCTTGTACTCAACGAACCCATCTGGATCTTTGAGATGGGCTACACGTTGGCTGAAGCCATTGACCGTGTAGGCCCTGAATGGTGTGCCATGTTGGTTCGTGCCCAAGCCCTGCTCTCGGTTGAGGTGGACTGGGCACGATAAAGGTTATGTCAACTTCCCACCATCTCCGGTGTGATGACGACACGACCAACCTCACCGTACTTCTGGTGGTAGGTCATCACTCGAACCTGGCGCTCCGAGTTGTAGCCATGGCGTGACGAGTGGGCATCCGGCGCTGCGAGAGTCGCATGCTGAACCACGATCACCCCGTTGTGCTCTTTCTCTTCCACGTGATGCCTGTGGCCCGTGTGGATGTAGCGCTTGCTGGTGTTGCCCCACATCTTGGCAAACCTGGCCGCAAAGACCCCAGGAAGGTCATCGTTGCGCTTCAGATGCCCGTGGTGCCACCCAAGCATGGTCTCGCCATGCTGGTAGGCGTAGTAGGGCATCGGTGACTTCATCACCTTGACCCGAGGCTCGTTCTCGTAGAGAGCCGAGAAGATGGCCTGCAGCCACATCGAGCTCGTGATGTCGTGGTTGCCTTCGCCCATGAGCACAACGACTTCCTCGTGATGCTGCAGCAGAAAGTCCACAGCATTCCGGAGCAGGTTCACCGCTGCCTGGATGATCTTGTAGAACCGTGCCGAGGCGTCCAGCAGATGGCCTGAAGTGGGCGTCAGGGCGTTGATGCCATCCTGGTGCAAGAAGTCTCCCAGCTGAGCCAGGATGCCCACCTTGGCTTTGGGGGCCGAGATCACCATGCGCTGCAGGCAAGCCGTCAGCGTGCGCTCTGCGATCTCCAGATCCCAGTCTTGGCCACCGGTCTCTTCGCCCCAAGCCAGAGCTCCAAAGTGGGAGTCCGTCAGCGTGTAGACGTTGCACAGCTCGCTCAGTGAGCTCGATGGTGCAGCGATCAGGGGCAGCCTGGGCAAGCTCTCTGCAGCGTCCTTGATGAACTCAAGCATGGCCTGAGTGCGTGCCTCGTCATCGAGCTTCGACTTGACCCACTGGTTCGTCGGCTTGCCGTCCTTGTCGTAAAAGGTGGAGACACCCTTTACGACAAAGCCCGCAGGCACCGTGTGCGTCATGTCGTGCGCTGGGCTGTAGCCCGAGTACGCAGCCAGCTTCTTCACAGCAGCAAGAGCTTTCTCCACCGTTCGAGGGTGGTAGCCCAAAGCTGTTGCAGCTTTGCGCACATCACCTTTGGTTTTGCCCAAAGCCAGAAGAACCTTCTTCTGTGCCGGTGTGCTGAGTTTCAGCAGTTCTTTGTCAATAGCCATTCGAGCTTTCAGAGTTACAGAGAATCCCAAGTCAAAGACTTGATGAACTGAATGTCATTGCTTCCGTTCACCAACTCTTTCAAAGCCCTGGATTTGTTGAAGTTTGCCAGTCCTTGAGAGTACATAGCATTGAAAAATGAGTTCCATTCAGCCACTGTGCTGATTGGTATGAAACCTTCTTTGGCTTTCCACCCACCAGGCCAATCTACAGGCATAGCGTTTAGAGCAGAGATTTGAATTGCTGCATTGCTGATGTCCAACATGCTGAGAGTGTCTGTGGACACTGTCTTGCCTTGATAGGTAAACCCACTGGAGTTAGCCTTCAAACGCCAACTGTCAATCTGGGCACGCTTCTTTTGACGTTCCACTTCAAGGTCTCGGGCATCAATCCAAATAACCCTACCTTGTGCAGACAGGAAAGGACTTCTCTCTGGCATGGTTGAGTTCTTCCACCCTTCCCACTCCGAAGTCTGAATCTCTATCCAGCCCGGCTCATCAGGGAACACTGACATTTGAGCCACAGAAACTATCTTCTCCCCTCGCGGGGTTGCCTGAGTTTTTACAAAGGTTTTCATTGAGGGTATGCGTAAGCAGAAAGGTAGACAGATGCCTGGGCAACTCGGCCATTTGCGTCACGCACGGTGCATGTTGCATAGCCTGCCACCGTTGAATCACTGTTGAGGGCTGTAGCGTAGACGCCCAGAACAGAACTTGACGAGAACGGGCTGGAGATCGTGATAGCGCCATTTCCCGTAGAGCTGTAGAGAATCGACCAGGAATAAGTGAATGGCTCTACACCACCAAACAAAGAAATGTTGACTGTTTGTGAGATGGCTGCAGAGTTTGGGGTTGAGATAGTTATGGTGTCTGGGTTCACTGAAGCAGTGAAAACATTCTTCTTCTCTTCCAGGCCAGTCGACGGCTTGTACCTGATGTAGGTACTGTCGTTGCCAATCTTCCAGTACGGCTCTCCACCAATCCAGCCCATGGCGAAACCATCGCCAAAGTTGAACCCAACAGAACCGCTGCGCAAGTAGCCGCCGTTGACAATTTCAACAGTGCCCAGCACAGAAGACAGCGCAGCCAGGTTTGTTATGCTAGCCAGCTTGATCTGCGCAATGTCAATGGCGGCGCCAGCAATGTAGGTGCTGATGTTGCCAGCGGTGATTTGGTTCAGCGTTGAGAAAGCGCCAGCACCAAGCGAAGCCAGGCTCAAAGAGCCACCACCAGACGGACCCCCACCAACACTCAACGTGCCATTGCTATTCAGCGTGATGTTGATGTTGCTGTTGAGAATCGGCTCAGAGCCCGACAAGCCGGCCAAGTTTGCCGGCCTTCCAGAAGACTTCCGCCAATCAGACCCAGGCAGGGTGTCTTCGACACTGGCGCTGAACTGGTTGGCCCCGGTGCCGCTGGTAATGTTGGTTTGGTCAAAGCTGATCTGCCAGCCGTTCTCCCAAAGGCTTTTGCTGAAGTTACTGTAGCCCGCGAAAACATCTCGGATTCGGACCTGTGGGTAGACCCACGAACCAGTAGAAGGAGAGTCGATCCAGACACAGCACCGCGTTCCATCGTGACCGAAGAACACTGGGTACTCGACGTTCGATCCGCCTACCACCCGAGCGGTTACGCTGTACCAAACAGTGTCTGGTTGGTAGTTATAGCCCGCAAGCTCCAACGTACACGAGAACCCTGTGTTGTACTCGTAGATCTCCACAGTGAACTTCAACATTGTGTTCGTGAAGAACTGCGGCAGGCGAATCTTCAACGCACCGAGTATGGGAGCGGTTTGACCCGTGAACACCCCGCCTCCAGGGGCTCTAATCACAAAGTCTTGGTTGTTTGCTACGGATGTGCCGTCCCCACCACCAATACCTGAGATGGCCCCTGTAGTGGCATCGACAGTGATTCGGTTGTTGTCAACGACAACCCCAGGCGTGCCGATACCAGTGAGCGTGCCGTTCTGGACCAGAATCTGCTGATTCGACACGGTGACGCCGTCGCCCGCACCGATGCCATAAAGCTGACCAGATGAGTTGATGCCAATTAGGCCGTTGAGGATCCCCTCGTTACCCACCAGCGAGGCTATGTTGCTGGGACGCGCCGTAACAGACCCCCAATTAGCAGTTTGAGCTGCCGCGTTGATCGACGGCACAAGCGCTTGGTTGAGAACGGCGCTTGTCTCGAAATATTCCCGGAGGCTTGGCTCGGTGCCGTCCACCACGTTGCAGAATGGACGGCCGAAAAGGCAGTTGGCGTTGAGCGAAGCGTAGAACTGGTACGCCCGGTGGTGGTACATGCCTTCCGCTTCGTGGTTGTAGTTTGTGCCTCCCACGACCTTGAGACCCGTCTTGCAGTCGTACACACCCGCTGCATCGCTGTTGTTGCCGCTAGAGCCGTAAGGGTAGACGTAGCCAACAAAGAGATACCACC